TTTATTAGCACCAAAGTTATTCTCAAAGAATAGTATCGATGATTTAGTTTCATGTACTCATTCGGATCATCTCAAAGAAAAATTTCTTAATAGTAAATTTAATAGGTTTAAGCATATGGGTCGTGTTGGTAGATTTTATAAGTATAAGAATTTTGTTAAGTATGGTTATGAGGTTAAAGAGCGTCGCCTTGTTGATTTACGCAAGGTCAATCTAAAACATCTTATTGTTAAAGAACGGAATAAACCCTATTCTTATGAAAGTGATTTGCCCTTACCAATTAATAAAATCAGTAAAATCGTTGGTGTTTATAATGGTAAGGTTTATAAGAAGGGTTATAAACCGACATATGATATGGATTTGGATGCTTATTTAATTATTGGTAGTGTAGTACCTGAATGAAAGCAGCATATAGCGGGAAATTATGTATCTGTTAAACCTGGTTCATGGCAGTATAGTAATAGAAATTTACGAGAAATGGCGAAGCCTCATAGTAAAAAGTATTCTGTTGATGAGTTAATTGAAGGAATGAAGTCACGTGTTGGGATAGATTTCGTATTACCTAAGTTGCCTGAATATGTTCCGGAATCGATCTTGGGTCTTGGGGTAAATCCTAAGGCACATCCCGGTGTGAGCACTTCTAGATTAATATCATCAAAAAGAGGAAGAACGACACCGATTACTAAGAGGTCAGCATACGATCTTGTGAAGAAAGTTATTTTACCCGGGGTCAAGCTAATAGACAGGTCTCTGTTATATGTAGGTGGACGTGAAAAGAGAAATATTGCTGAATTAACAGATCAGTGCAAAGAGTTAAAATCTAGGTGCGTTATTGGTTATGAAGATGTACCTACTTTAATTGGTCAGTCAGTTGTTAAACCAATTAATGAGAGTCTACAACGTCTTGAGAAAGGATTTAATTGGGGAGGCCGAATTAATGGTAGACAGAACTTTATGAAATTAGTTGATGAATTAGATATTCACAAAAATAAAAGAAAAGATGAAATCGATTTTGGTACTGATTTTGAGCAACATGATAATAATGTTTCTGAAGAACAGAATATTGTTACATTTGCTGCATTAAGGTTATGTTATCCAGAAGGTGAAGAAATGGATAATCTCTTTTATTATCTTCTTTCTGGGATTGTTTTAAAACGTATTGTTCTACCTGAAAGTAATCTAATCTACGAAATTACTAAGGGAATTGCCAGTGGTCATGCTTTTACTAGTATATCAACTACTGTTAATGCCTTTCTAACGTTATCAACTGCTATGAATAAAGTTTTACCATCTTGTGAACTTAAACGTACTAGATTACAAGGTGCAGGGGACGATTGATCGGGGAAGATGCCTATTGTTTATTTAAATAGGGTCAGTGATGAAATTAATAATAATTCAGGATCAAAATGTAGACCATTGAGAGAAACGAGTGGTGATCTTCAGGCGGACTTATTTGAAGGAAAACCCACGTTACTTAAGAAATCTTATACAAATGGTTTGATCTCTTGGAATCCTTTTGAATTGTTTATTAATTTAGCTTTTCCAACATCAACCAAAATGACGATGAGAGATAAGATTTGAAATCTTATTACAATGGCCGTCTCTGCACCTTTTAGTGGTTTAATAAATGAAATTGTATTTAGGTTAATAGTTTATTATGTATATGATAGTCATATAAGGTCTGCTAATATCTGCTCTTCACCTAGGATTAAAAGAAGAAATAATCAAACTTTAAGGAAGATCCTTAAGCTATGTATGACATCTAATGATTTTATAGGTGATCTTAAAAATTTTGAAAATACACGTCATGTTGTTGGAAAGACTAAGAATAGTG